CCTGTTTTGCGTTTAGCAGAAGATTTTTTTTCTGCTGCTGTCATCTTAGATGCTACAGCTTTGGGTCTACAAGATGGATAAGGTCTTTTACTTTTACTAGCAGACTTACGTCCACATGCCTTACCTGTCTTTACGTCTACCCATTCTTCGTTAAACCATTTTTTAAGCCCACCTTTAGCCATACGTGCCACCACGTTTCTTGTACTCTTTAGTTAACCAGCCAGAAGCATAAGCACTGGGCCAAACCTTATACTTGCGTTTAGCCTCTGCCTTGACTCTTGAGTACAAAGCCTTGTTTTTAGGTTTAGGACTACTTTTTGCCTTTGCCACTTTTAACCCTCTTAACAGCCGCTTTCATCTTAGCGTCCATCTTTTTGTTACGCATTTGTTCTGCCATCTTTTTTTGCATAGCAGGACTAGGTGTCATGTTTTTGGCTCTTTTGTTTGCGTCCCTAATACGAGCTTCTACTTCTTCTTGAGTGATTCGCTTTACGGGCTTTTTTGCTTTAGTCGCCGCTTTCTTTTTAGGGGGACGACCTACTTTACTTCCGTATGTTCCTTTTCCTTGTGGCATAGCTTTCTCCTTACCATTTAGATTTATTAGCCCAAAAAGCCGCCGACATTTTGCCTTTGGCGATGTTTTTGGCGTGTCTTGCCTTGAACGATTTACGTCTTGCTTTTTCTTTAGCAGTAGTAGGGTTTTTACCTGCACCGCTAACACCTTGCTGCCCATATCTAATAGTCTTAACTTTGTCGCCTTCTTTAGCAACAACTACATGAGACTTCTTAGGGTGGTTAGGCGTTCGCTTCGGCTTGTTGAACCCGCTTACCCCTGCTCGTGCTAGTCTTGGGTCTTTCTTTGCTGGCATTAGTTAACTCCTCTACCTTCTTCTCTAACTCTGTTATCCTCTTCCATTGGCTTTGGAAGTGGTTGTTCGTCTGATTCAGAAGACTTTGTAGTTCTTTGTTGGTTAGCATTGTTTTTTCCTTCTATTGCTTTTTCTTTAAGGAGAGTATCAGCCACTTTCATACGGCGTTCAAACTCTTTATCTTCAGCATCACCTTCACGAAGGTTTCGAGTGATAGCATTGATCTTATCTATTTCTAATTCTTGAGGTACTGCTTGAGCTTCCGCAGATAACTTAGTTGCTCTTGCTTGTGATTCTTGCGCTTGAGCTGCTAATGCTGCAGTTTGTGATTGCTGGAACTGCATTTGCAATTGTTGTAGCTGTTGTTGCATTTGTTGTGCTTGCGGATTAGGTTGAGAAGCTTGCGCTAACGCTGTAAGAAGCTCTTCACGGTTAGATAAATTCATATTGTCAATAACAGATTGAATCAATGTATTATACAGTGGTGAATCTTTACCCATAGTCTGTAACAGTTGGACTAGCTGAGTAACTTCATACTCTCTTGCGATAATACCCAAAGTACTACTAGCATTAAATTTATAATCAGAAACGGGGTAATTTTCGGGGTCAAATTGCATATACCTATAAGCTGCCTTCTTAACAAAAGGAATTAGGAAGGACTGTTGGAAGTTAATTAGTGTGCGTTTATGACGTTTAATAACAGCGCCAAGAGACATACTAATACCAGCGGCAGTAGCCTCGCCGTTAACCTGACCTGCAACTCCTGCTGAGTCAACGGCTCCGGTTGCTTGTTGTACCATCTGCTGCAAGGCTCCGGCCTGAGCAAAAGTAATCTGATTAACTTGACCAAAGTTAAAGGGTTGTAAAACTTCACGCGGATCTCCGTTAGTTAGAATCATCTTACCGGGACGCACTTCAGGTTTTGCACCACGTGGTAGCCGTGTAGCATCAATTGCCATCATTGGATGGATTGTAAGGCTTAAAGCGTCAATTCTTGCTCGTAACTCAGTGTCAAGTGCTTTCTGACTGTTGTAACCTTTCTCACATACACCACGTCCCCAGAAACGTCCGGGTACTACGTCCCAAGGAAACGCCACAACAGGACGATCTTCCATCATGTAAGGGTTAGCTTCAGCCTTAAGTAGTATACCGCCGTTAGCAATCACTACAACGGCCTCTACGTACTGTGACTCTTCTTTAGTTTCGTTACCACCTTCGATGTCTTCTTCTTCGTTATCGTCGCTTAGAGCGGAATCTAGAAGCTCTCGTGGCACTAAACCGTAGTATTTAGTTAAACGTACTTTATTGTCGTTATAAATAGTAATATCTTGGTCAGGTTCAAGATCTGTATCAGGTGCGGCAGAACCTACGTAAGTATCGCGGTAAACACCTTGCTCTTGAAGAAGTTCTACGTGGTGCCGACTAACAAACTCATCAATAGCTACACCCATAGCATCTTCAATAGATGTTGCTACAGGATCAATCAAGAAGTTTTGAGGCAATACTGGCTTAAGCTTTACTTTAACACGGTCTACAACAGTAACACCTACCGCTTGTAAATCCCCATTCATAATAGGCTGTGTTGATGGAGACATTTCTTTCATCTCTTCAACAATAATTTCACCAATACCTGTACCAAACACTGCAGAGTTAATAAGACACTCCGCAACAGCCTTTCGTACCATGCAACTTTCAAAATCTTCTGTAAGTTTATTACGTAAGAACTGCACATCTTTAGGATTTGTGTCACCCATGTTGTCAGAAACATCAAACCACTTACCACGTCCAAACGTAGCCTCTTCTAGCTCCGCTACATTAGACTCAACTGCTTGTTGTAATGCAGGAGAAATAATACGGGAACGCTCAGACTTACGGTCACTGTCAGCAGGGTCCCATATACCACGCCATAGTCTATAATATTCTTCAAATCTCTGTTCATAGTTGCTTTCGTAGTAATCTCTCCAGTCTTCACACTTAGTTATAACCCAATCTTCAATTGTCTCTTCAATCATCAAGGGGTCTTGTTCATATAAATCAGTCATATTTAATATCCCGCTACTACGTCTAAGATTTCGTGGTCTTCGATTTCATATTCGCAGTCGTAAGCCACATTTGCTAATTGGTCAACATAAGCTAAAGCATCAACCAAATCATCGTGTGTTAAAGGATCAGGAAACTGGAACAATTGATCTAAAAACCTGCTGTTCCATTCACCCCTGTTTAAAGTAATATACCCGTTTTCAAAACGTCCTTGTAACGCCCACATTACTCGATCTGTTTTCTTTTTATTACCGTGTGTTAATTCTTCTACACGAAAAAACGTACCATATCTTTTTTGAAGATCTGTAAGAGGGGACATTACAGCTTGCTTTGCGATGCCTCGCTCAATACCCACGCTAACGGGTCGATAATCTCTAACGGCCTGAAAAATTTTGGCTGCCGTTTCGTCAAGGCTCCAGCGTCCGTAGATAATATTATTAACAAACCAACCATGCTCACTAACTTTAACAACGGCAATTGCAGTATCGTCAAGTTTAGAGTTTTTAGTTTTCTTTTTGTTAACTTCTTCAAATCCAGCCAAGTCAACTGCAATATAATAGTCACCTACTTCCGGCTCATCCTCACTAAAGCGTACCCAGTCTTCCTTAAACATCTCTGAACCACGGGCTTCAAACGACGCCATAAATTCCTGACGAAACGCATAAGACGACATAGAGCGTTTAGCAATATCAATTTCATCTGAGTCCAATAATGGATTATCGTAAGAAGTAAAGTGCCAAGCTTTGTACGTTTCATCATCACCTAGTTCCGCATACTTATACAAATCATAAAAATGGTTACGTCCCATTGGTGTTCCAATAAACATAGCACAGCCTTTTTGGTCAGCTAAGGCCGGTCTTAAAATCTGTTCAAATACATCAGGCTTCATGTCTGCGTATTCGTCTAGTACAAGAAACTTTAACGACACCCCACGCATTGTCTCTGGTCTGTCGGCACCTTTGAGGCTAATGGTAGCGCCGTTGACCAACTTGATTTGCAGATTATTAATGTGACTACCACTAATAACAGGATTTCCCAGTTCCAAAAGGGTTTGCCACATAATGTCTCTGGCTTGTCCTTGAGTAGGTGCGACGTAAAATACATGCCCTCTGTCTGCCTGTAGTGCGTTAACTATTAACATCCACGCTGCTAACCTAGACTTACCTGTACGTCGCCCAGCAGCTACTATTTTAAATCTTGTATCGTCTGCCCAAACGTCTTGCTGCCAAGGCAGTAGCTCTATATTAAGATCCATTGAAGTTTACAAATGCTGTTGCTTGTTTTACAAGTTTAAAGGTAAATGCTATTTCAATATTACCTGATGAAGAAGCTTGAGCTTTAACTGTATCTCCATTATGCAAAACAAAAATAGGAGCTTCTGATTGACCACCTAGTATTTCTTTGTCTCCACCGCCTATAGACGTACCGTCGAAGAAGTACATCTGGTCTACGCCACCTGTTTCCCACCAAAGGTCTACGTTATTTGTACTACCACCGTGGTTAGCCACATAGATGTAATTAATGTACACCACGTATCCATTAGGGATAGTAAAGACAGAAGTCTCGTCAGTGTTTGTTATCGTTATGTGTTTTGTATAGTACATTAA